GTGCTCGAAGTAGTGGCCGGGGGTGCCGCGGAACCGTTCGGCGAGGGTCTTGGCGTAGCAGTGGTCGCAGCCGGGGGTGACTTCGTCACAGCCTGTGACGGGGTTCCAGGTGGCGTCGGTCCACTCGATGCGAGTGTGGTCAGCCATGGTCGGTCTCCTGGTCGGCTCGGGTGCGGGTGGTGAGTAGGTCGGGTGGGCTGTCGTAGCGCTTCGGGTCGGCGGCGATGGGCGGCCGCGGCGCTCGGGCCAGCTCGGCGCGGACCTTGGCGAGCCCGGCTGTGGGGTCGGCGACCTCCTCGGCGCAGTGCTTGCAGTCCCAGGCGCGCTGGTCCTCGTGGCCACGGATGGGGCAGTGCTGTGCGATGGCCGAGACGGTGGCGCCCTGTGCGGTGGTGGCGTTCCACCATGGACCGGCCTCGAGAACGCGCGCCGGGGTGAGGGTGGTCGGGTCACAGGCGGCCCAGGTGAGGGCGACTGCGGCGTCTCGGTAGGCGCGGTGGCTGAGCTTGTCGCGGATGAAGGTGAGCAGCGACTGGGTGGGCCACTCAGGACGGAGCGCGTTGATGGCTGAGGCGAGCCGTGCGGCTTCGGTCTGCTCGATCATGGCTTGCTCCCAAGTCCAATGAGGGAGCCCACCGGAGCGCTCCGGTGCGTCGTCGCGCGGCCCTTACCTGAGTAAGCATTTGGTCTTGGTAGCCAGCCATGTAACGACAGGGGGGCTGGGCTGGGCTGGGCGGGCTGGGCTGGGTCGGGACGTGCTTGCGTTACTCGCGCCCGTGACACGTTGTTACACACGGCGTTTCACGCTCCTTTCTCGTCGCGTTCGGCGTCGCGCTTCTCACGCCACGCCCGGAGCCGCTCGGCATCCTTGGCGCGCTTGTCCATCACGGCTTTCTTGGTGGGCTGGTAGGAGTCCCAGTCGTGGAACCGCCAGCCCTCCTTGGCCTCGCGCCACAGGCCGGCAGACACGAGCGCCCTTGCCTCAGAAGGAGATCCGCCGAGCATGGACAGGACGCCAGCTGGCACGTAGCCGTCGAGCAGTTGCCCTGAGCACCACGAGCCGGCTGTCACCCACAGGGCACGCGCACCCTTGGGCAGCGTGATCCACTTGGGGTGTGAGTAGAGGTGGTCGTCCACCTTGAACCAGGCCACTAGGACACCTCCCCGAAGTCCAAGGCAGCCTGCAGGCCTTTGTCGACAAACTGCCCCTGTGCCTCGCGGATTCGGCGCTCGGAGACTCGCTGATACTGCTCGACCATCTCCACGCCGACGAACTTGCGCCGCTCGAGGATCGCGGCAACTCCAGTCGTCCCCGAACCCATGAACGGGTCTAGGACGACGCCCCCTTCGGGGCAGATCTTCACGAGCTCACGCATAACCTCGAGCGGCTTCTGCGTCTGATGCTCGCGCGATCGCGGGCTGCTCGCCTGATAGAAGCCGGGGAGGCAGGGGGCTGACAGGTCGGTGGTCATACCGCCCCGAGATCCCCATACGACGTACTCGCAGGCCGCAGAGAACCGCCCAGACTGCGGCCTGGCGGCCGGCTTGTACCACGGCACCACGCCCCGCCAGACCCAACCGCCAGCCTGTAGCGCGTCAGTCGTGGCCGGGAGTTGCCGCCAGTCCGTGAACATGAGCACCACACCCTGCGGGCGAGTGACGCGCAGTGCCTCTGAGAGCCAGAGTGCGCACCAGTAGGCGTATGCCCGCTGGTCGCGCCCGTCGCCTGCGAAGTCGGTCAAGTCCTTGGCACTGCTGCCCGTTGTGACGTACTTGGCTCCAGTGCCAGCGTTGCGGTCGCCGCGAGTCATACCCCCCGATGAGTAGGGCGGATCGGTCACGACCGCGTCGACGCTGCCGTCTGGGAGGGTGCTCAGCACGGCCAGCGAGTCTCCTCCGTGGAGCGTCACGGACTCGTCGGAGTAGTAGGGCGTGGTCACTGCCCCTCCTGTCCCGCGTCGAGCTCAGCCACGCGCGCCGTGATGGATACGCGCAGGCCGGGCCACTCGCTCCACCACCTGCGCAACTCGTCGCGGTCGCTCGAGGCAGCCACAGCGGCCTCAGTGGGCGCGGGAGGTGCGTCCGGTAGGGGCTGCACGACGTACACCATGCTCTTGCCCTTGGACACGATCAGCGGCGTTCCCTGGGCCTTCTCGATGCCGCTCATGTGAGAGATCCGCACCCCGCCGACCTCCTGCCCGCCGAACTTGACGCGGTTGTCGCAGTAGAGGGTGAGTCGTCTGCCGGCGTGCTGCGTCGCATCGGCACCCCACACGTTCAGCAGCACGCGGCGCATGGACTTGCCGGGCCGCCACGGTCGTGGGAACTCGGCGAGGTGGTAGTTGAAGGGCTGCTCCCCGTTGCCGCGGGAGACGCGCTCGACGGTGAATGTGCGGGGCCCGCTCAGCAGGTCGACGGCATCGAGCTGGTCGGACTTCGGCTCGCATGACTCCGTGAGGTCCATGGTCAGTCCACCGCCTTGACCTTGTATGTGATCTGGCACGCCGAGACATCGCCCATGTCGATGACGACCTTGTCGCTGTAGCCGGGGCAGCCGTGCTCGTCGTCCGGCTCTCCGTCGCCACGGGCAGCGGAGAAGATGTAGGGCTGGTCAATCTCCTCGTGCTCGATGCGCCACTCGCCCGAGTCGTCGTACTCGATGGGGATCGTGGCCCACTTCGCACCATCCACCTTCACAACGACCCGAGCGCGCTCGCCGAAGGGCGCGGGCAACTCGTCGCGCACAACCCCCTCGAACTCGATCAGGTCGTCGGATGCTCCGTAGATCACTAGGTATGCCATGTCAGATCACCAGGTCTTCCTCGATGCGTTCGGTCATGGGCAGGCCCTCGGTGGCCCGCAGGTAGTCGGCAGTCATGCGCTCGGCGGCTTCCTCGAACGCGGCCGCGGCCGAGAGGATCGCCTCGAACCACGCCGGGTCCGGGTGGACGCGCTTGACCCACAGAGCGAGCCCGCCGCTGTACGAGATGTAGTCGCACCATGGGCGCCCGGACACGAGCAGCCCGCACTGGACCTGGGCCATGTCCTCGGTCGGCACGGCGTCAGCGAGGACGGTCTGCAGGTGCTTCTTCGGCCGGCGTGACTTCACCTCGACCTGGCCGTCGTCGTCGACCAGCCCGTCAGGGGAGTAGCCGATGCTGAACCCCCAGTCGTCACGGACCATGAATCCGCCCGTGGTGACGTGCCCCCAGTGCGTGCTGTAGATGGTGGCGGCGCGTGGCTCATCCTCGTGTCCGCGCCGCATGTCGTCGCTGACGTAGGTCGAGTCGACGAACCCGGTGATGCGCTCTGCCACGAGTTGCGCCGTGAGAGAGCGTGACTCGACGTTGCTGGCCACCTTGAGCGTGGATGGCGTGACGAGCTGACCCACGACTGAGGCGGTGATGATGCCGCGTCGGGCCTCGAACCACTCGGGGCTGCCTTGGATGAGGTCGGGGAGGACGTGCAGGCTCATGCGGCACCCCGCTCTCGAAGGAGCTTGCGTCGGTCGCGCTCGGTGAGGCCGCCCCACAGCCCGTCACGGATGTGGTGGTCGAGGGCGTATGCGAGGCATGCGGGTTGGACGTCGCACCCCGCGCATACCTTCTTCGCGGTGCGCGGGTTCTCACCTCCGGCCGGGAAGAAGGCCTCAGGATCGGTGTCCTTGCAGGCAGCCGCGAGTCGCCAGTCCTCACCCGAGCCAGTGCGGTACTCGATCGGGGGGCTGGGGTTGCCGACGATGAAGCGGCGCGAGCGTGTCATGGCTGCCGCCCCCTCTCCACGCCGGCCTCACGGAACGCGCGGTCGATCTCCCGGTCGGCGTACCCCTCGAGCGCGTACAGGCTGAGGATGAGTGCGATGCCCGCGACACCGACGGCTGCGAGTAGCCAGGCCACGATGGCGGCGAGGGTCATGAGGTCGCTCATGCCGGACGCTCCATGCACTTGCAGATGCATGCGGCGATCGGGTTGTCGTCGGCATCGAGCGCGACAGTCAAGTCACGCCAGCCGTGAAACTGACACGCCTCGATGAGTCCCGGCCCGGGTGCGTGGGTGATGAGTCCCACGTCAGATCGGTACGGTCCGCCAGTCGCGCGGAGCTTGGTGCGGTCGCGGCACACGAGGCAGACGCCGTAGTTGTAGGCCTCGGTGTCCGCGTACAGCCGCGATCGTGAGCCGGGGCATGACTTGGGCGCGGCGACGATCTGGCGAGGCGTGAACAGCAGGTCTGGGTTGTCGATCGACACACCCTCGCGGCGACCCCAACAGGTCCCGCACGTTGGCTCCCCGTCAGGCACGTCGTCGGCAGTGAGGAGTGTTGAGTCCCAGCCAAACTGGCCGCAATAGAACAGGTATGTGCGCTCGATCTGGCCACTTCCAGACCACTCCTTGATGGAGTCAGTGGCGGACCGGATCAGGTGCCAGCGTGTCGCACGGCCACTTCGGGCGTAGGCAGGGCCAGCAGGGACGGCCTCGATCAGGAGGGATGATCCGGGCTTGGCGGGCCCACCCAAGAAGCTCAGTGGTGGCAGGTAGGTGGTCGTCACTTGTTGCCCCCTCGGATCGCGGCCTTGTGACTGCGCCAGATGCCGCGTGCGTGGAAGAAGCCTCTGTGGTACTGCCCCGCCTTGAACGCGGCCACCTTCCACAGGAGGAGCGCGGCCAGCATGAGGGGCCAGCCGGACGAGACCACCTCGACAGCGGATGTGGTTGCGGCAGTGGCGCGCTCGACCAGCCACGCGACTGCACCGATCAGGACAGGCACGATCGCGGCTGCCGTGAGGGCTACGACCGTGGCGCCGAGGATGTGGCGTGAGTGGTCGGGTGGGTTGGGCAGTAGCGCGCTCATCGGTCGGCCTCCGCGGCGAGCGCGTTGGCCATACGTGTGAGCAGATCGGGGGTCTCAGTCCAACCTTTCTTCCGATGGAGCCACTTCGCGGCCTGCCTGAGGTCGACCTCGTGCACGAGCCCCGTGCGCACGGCGATCTCATCGTCAGCGAGGGTGCGGATGGGCTCGACCTTGACGTCCGAATGGGTGATGACGTGCCCGTCGGCGGTGCACCAGTGCGCACCGTCCCAGCGGGCGAAGTAGCGCTCACGAGGCGAGGGTTCAACCACGGCGAAGGTGCCCTCGGGATACTTGGGCGACAGGGCGGCGCGACACGCCTCGGCGACCTCTCCCGCCGCGTCACACCAGTCCCACTGCTGGGCATAGAACTTCGCAGTGCCTTCGGTCAGCTCGACGGTGATCTTCTGCTCGCTCATGCTCGCTTCTCCTGACTCTTCTCGCGATCGGGGTGGCCTGCGTGGGCCGTGTGATCGACGCCCTCGCGGACGGTGCCGGGTGGCCATCCGGGCCAGTCGCCGTCGTCGGTGTGGATCTGTCGGTGCCATGACGTGCCGCCGCCGAAGTCACTCATTCGCGGGGCTCCTCACGCAGCAGGCGCACACAGTCCGTCTCGGTGTCGCAGATGCGCTCGTGCGGGCAGAGCGGCACCCATTCGGGAATGTGATCGCCGGGCGTGAAGTCGTCCGGCGACCAGCCGGGCATCGGAATCCACCCCGGTGCCTCAGTGATCGAGTGCCACACGAGCCCGTCGCGATCGAGGATCGCGTCGAACGGGGTCCGGTGGATCTGGCCCGCGGCGAGGCGGGGCGTGCCGAGCCATGTGCCCGGCGTTCCCTGTGGGCGGCTCATCAGTCCCACCCCCTCACGATGTGCGCCTCGGGGTCGCAGGCGCCTTGGGCCGCTTGATCCGCGAGGTTCCGAACGACGTCCGGCGGGAACAGGTCGGCGACCGTCTCGGCACGCACCTCGGACGGGCCGTCGATGCCCAGACGGATCGCGCGCTCGGCGTCCTCCATCAGGTCAGTCAGGCGCTCGACGAGGTCGTAGCGGTCCATCTCCTTGGCTGCCTTGCGTGCGTGCAGGAGGTTTTGCAGCAGCGCCTCACCGAGCGGCAGGAGGTTGCTGAGTGGGTGCACGTCGGTGTTGAAGGAGCCGGCTGCGCCGACGCGCTTCGCCACGACCGCGTAGCCTCCACGCGCGCTGGATGTGACTCGCACGATCCGCACGACGCGGCCTGTGCCACGGATCATGGCGAGGTCACCGGGACGGAGGGGCTCGAAGCTCATGACGACTCCCCAAGGACGAGGCGAGCGAGAGTGATGAGGTCCAGAACGGCAGGCTCGTAGACCGGGGTGATGTTGGACCTCACCGCGTCGCTGCTCTGCGAGGCGGCATACTCTGCCGCTTCGGCGCTGTATGTGGCGCGAGCGAGGCAGTCTGCAACGGCAGCCCCCACGCGGGGGTCCATCATGGCGATGTAGTCGGCATTGAAGGTGCGCAACCCGGCCTCGTGATGCGTGTGCGCCACGAGGAGCGCCTTGTCCACGTCGCTGTCATGGCCAGCGTCGGCCCTCACCGACATGCCCCACACCTTCCAGGCGTCAGGGGTGGCACGCACGGCTCGCGTGCGCACAAGGATGGCCGCGCGCCGGAGAAGGTTGGCGCTCATGACCGCATCTCCGTCGCCAGCATCCGGTCGCGCAGGTCGATGCGGGCAAGGTCGCCAGCCGTCTGCACCCGGTCGTTGAGGTCACGGCCAACCACGACCCCCGACGGCCCGAACGGAACCGCATCCTCGAGCAGGCGCAGGAAGTCATCGGCCCACTGGTCGACGAGGTCGCACGGGTCTGTGGTGGCGGTCACGGCGGGCTGCTTGTGGCGGGGCACGTAGCCGACCGACCGGAGCGCGCGCATCATGACGGCACCTCGACGTGCCACTCGTAGCCGTCACCGTCCCACGTGAAGGACACTGGGGCGGTCAGCGTGCCGTGACCCAACTCTGCCGCAGCGCCCGACTCCTCAACGAAGAGCGCGTAGTTGCAGTCCGGCGAACCAGGCTTGCCGTAGTGCCTGTCGGACTCCGACGCCGGGCCCTCCCACGCGTAGGTGACGTGCCATGGACCGTGCTCGTCCACGCCAACCTCGCTGAACTCCTCACAGTCACAGTCCCACTGCGCGCGACAGAGGGCTCCGGCCGGCTCGTCACAGATGACGTGGACCCCAGGGCCGTACACGTAATGGCTGAACTCGACCTCGATGCGGTGACCAGCCATCACGCCACCTGCTTCTCAGCCGGCGCGGACTCCGGCTCGACCTCGATGGGGTGGCCGTGGTCGCAGCCCTTCACCGGGCACGAGTGCGACACCGGACGACGCGCCTGCACGAACACTGGGACCGTGCCCCGCTCGTGCTGCACGCGCCCGTCGCGGTACACCCACAGCTCAGAGTCCGAGGCGTTGCGCAGGGCGAGCGGGCCTTGGAGGCGCGGAACGTCGATGAACCGGACCGTGATGCGGACCCGCTTGCCGTTGTGCTCCACGTCGTGCCAGGTGACCCCGGCTTGGGCGAGCGCCGTTGCGACTGTGGCAATGTCGCGCGCATCGGACAGGGTGCTCATGACGCCAGCGCCTTGCTGGTCGCACGCGACTTGCGGGCAGGCTTCGACTTGGGTGCCTGCTCCTTTGCGGGCTCAGTCAGGAGCGCGCGCCATGAGTCGTCGATCAGGGCCGGGACATCGCTCGCCGAGCGCACCGGCATCTGGGCTGCACGGAAGTCGTCTCCGATGGCGACGAAGATCGGTCGTCCGGGCTCGCCTGCCTTGACGCGCATCGGCTCGTGTCGCTGTGCGACATGCCGGAAGTCGGCCATGAAGTGAGGGTTGAGGCCCACGTCTGCGACCGCGACCGGCTCGGCCTCGGCGGCAGTCAGGAGGATGCTGAGCGCCTTGGGATACTCGCCGTCGTAGAGGGCGAACGAGACGCGCGCGTCGAACATGCCGAGGCCAATCGAGCCGGACTCGACGGAGACGCGGTTGGTGTCCTTGTTGAAGACCAAGGTCAGCTCAGGGTCGAGCGCCCGCGTCGTCTTGAACGTGGCGAGCATCAGTCGGGCTGAGGTGATCGGGATGTTTACGTCGAGGTCGGCAGGTGCCTCGATCCTCACGCGTTGCAGGGCGGCCCGGTAGCGGTCGGTCGCGAACGCCGTAACCCACTCGCCATGCCCGCGAACGCGCAGGGTCGAGAGGATGGGTAGTGAATCGCCTTGGTCCGCGAACGGCAGGACAGGTGCGAGCAGGGTACGAAGCTGGCTCGCGGTAGTGGTGACCGTGTGGCTGGTCATGAGATACTGCCTCCTGATGTAGGTGGGACGGTCGCGCTTGGGTGTGAGGCCGTCCCTCTTGCTGTCTGGTCTGGGTGGCCCAGCGGGAGCCTCGGGGGGCATGTGCTCAACCGCTGGGCCGGACCGGGTTGGGTCAGTCCCGGTCGCCTGTGCTCGCCACCCGCTCGCCCCTCCACTGACAGGCGGGTGGCGGCGTCTCAGGGGGCGTGGCGCAGGACGTAGGTCCGTGCGGGGCGCCCGTTGTTGCGGGACAAGGAACGCTCAGTCGGCACATAGCCGACCGGCTCAAGCACGCCCGCGTGACGCAGCGCCGCGATGGTCGCGCCGATTGTCGGCGGGTGCACGATGCACTGCCCCGTCTCCTCGTCGAAGAGCCAGGCGCGCAGCATGTTCGGGTCCATCAGGCCGTCGTTCATCCGGCACGTCTCAAGGACTCCCTCGATGACCGTCTGACAGTCACGCGCGTGGATGCGGTCAGCGCCGATCAGGGCCAGCAGTGACGCGGTGGTGGAGTCGACCGGCGCCGAGTCGAAGAGAGTGGGCATGGTGGTCATGACGTGGGCTCCCATCCGACAGCGCCGCCGTGGTTATCGAGGAGTGCGGCCACGATCTCCCGCGGGACCCACGCCCAGACGCCACCGTTGTCGTACTCGGCCCACGCGCTCCGGGGCTTTGGGGCGCTGCTGGGGTTGCCGATCTCGAACGTCTTGAACGGATAGGCAACCTCGGGGTCCGGGTCGCGCCAGTACGGAGCGCCCTGCTGATCGTGGGCGTAGTGCATCGGCGAGGCCTGGACCGAGACCATGAAGCCGTCCGCACAGACGACGCGTAGGTTGACCGAGCCCCAATCGTGGCGGGGCGCTCTGCCCCACGCGATAGCGTCCAAAGCACGCCCTGTCGTGGTGGTGGTCATCAGGCGTCCTGCAGTGAGTCGATCCATGCCTCGAGGTCAGCGACCCTTACGAGGTACTGGCCTCGCGATCCACGCTTGGCCTTGAGTGGCGGCGGGAACGCGGCCGGGTCTGTTGCCTTGATCGCGGCGCGGATCGTCTTGTCTCCGAAGGGAGTCAGGCTGGCGGCCTCGGGGATGGTGAGCAGGAGCTTGTCGGTCATGCCGCTGTCACCGTCTCGGCGTCGGCCTGGGCCATCAGGTCGAGGAGTGTGGTGTCGAGCAGTCCGGCGAGGAGCTCGAGCTCGGTGATGATGAAGGGGGAGTGTCCGGTCAGTCGGCGGCCGAGGGTCGCCATGGGGATTCCGGTGCGTGCGGCGGCGTCGCGCTGGACGATGCCCGCCTCGCTGAGGGACCGAGACACGACCTTCGCAACCCTGCGGCTGGTGTCGGTCGATGTACTCATATGAGGAACTGTAGTCCTCATATGAGTACCACGCAAGGGGTTCTCTGGAAGATCTGTACCCAGATGAAGGCCCCCATGTATCAAATCCGGGTATCGTCGCTCCCATGAGCATGAAAAATCCGCAGCGCAAGGCGGCCAACGCTCGAAAGCAGTCAGAGCTTGGACGTGCCATCGGCAGGACCATCAAGGCCCAGCGCACCTACCGAGGGCTCACCCAGGCAGAGGTCATCCGCAGCTCAGGCGTATCCAAGGGCGCGTACCTACCGATCGAGTCCGGAGAGCGCCCCGCCGACGTCGTCCAGCTGGAGCGCATTGCCAAGGCGCTCGGCACCACACACACCCGCATCGTCCAGCTGGCCATGGCCGAAGTCGAGGAGGCCAAACGCGCGGCATCCCACCTCGACGACACCGGATCGGACTGACCGCCCGAAATCTCTAGGCTGGGACCGGACCCCCGTCGTATCGTGGCCGGACAGCCCGTGCAGGACGTGGGCGTCCGAGACGGGCCCATCACTCTCCACGATCACATCGGGGGTCCCCTCATGCCCACTGTGCTTCGCTGCGTCCTGATCGCCCTGACCTGCACCGGTTGGGCCACCGCCATCGCAGACGCGCTGCCATGGACGGGCCGGTTCGTCAGCCCCGAGCTCGGGCTGCTGGCTGTCGCGGTCGGCTCGGTCGGCTCGATCGCCTTCGCGGTGCGGCACTGGTCCAGGCCGGCGGAGGAGCTGTTCCTCATGGGTCGGCAGGTTGGGCGGCATGAGGCGGAGCAGGAGGCGCTGAGCGATCAGGTGGTTCGGTTCGGCAAGGACAGCCCGCACCTGACGGTCGTCGACGACGGGTCGTGAGGTCCCGACCCTCCCTCCCCCGGGTTCAGGCCTCCAGTTGGAGGCGCGACGCGACACCCTCGAGCGCGCGGCGCACATGCTCCTGCCCGACGTGCAGGTACGACTCGACAAGGACGGCCTGTCCGAGGATGGCCTCGATGATCGCGCGGTCGACGCCCTGCTCAGCGAGGAGCGTGGCCGTGGTGTGGCGGCTCTCGTGCAGGTGCCACGGCCGCCCGGCTGGGTGGGCAACTTCAGCCTCCTGCTGGATGGCGCGCCACGTCAGGCGATCCTCGTCGGGCTTGATGGGCAGCCCGTCGACGGTCCAGACCAGCCCCCACGGGTTCGGCTCCCAGCGCTCGGCGGCGACCTTGAACGCGGCCACCATCCACGGCACCAGCGGGATGACCCGCACGCCGGACGCGGTCTTGGGCCGCGTCAGCCGGGCCCGCGGCACGCCGTCGATGCGCCGCTCCTCCCAGCCATCTGGGGTCGGCACGTCGTCGGCCATCCACTGCAGCTGCCACGACACGTCGACGGTGCCGGCTTCGAGGTCGACGCGGGACCACTCGAGCCCGAGGGACTCGCCCTGCCTCATGCCCTGCAGCAGGGCCGACACCCAGCGCGGCGCGTCGGGACGCGCGGTGGCGACGGCGAGGATGCGCAGCGCCTGCTCGACAGGAATCGCCGAGCGGTCGTTGGCCGCCTTGGCTGGCTTGGGTGCCTTCATGATCCGCTCCGGCACGTCGTGGCCCTCGACCTGCGCATCCTTCAACATCTTGAGCAGGATCTTGTGGGAATGCAGCGCCGTCGTTGTCGAGCGCCCCGCCTTGGTGATGGCCTCGCGCAGTGCTCGCAGGTCGGCCGGGGTGAGGTCGGCCAGGCGGCGATGGCCCAGCGTGGGCACGATCCACTTGCGGATGGTCCCGGAGTCGGTGGTGTACGTCGTTGGCCGCACTCGGCTGGCGTGCATCGGGAGCCAGAGGTCCGCCCACGCCCTGACGGTGAGGCGTGCCGACGCCGCGGCGGGGACGTTGCCCGCTGCGATCTTGCGCTGCATCTCCTTGAGCTTGCGCAGGCACTCCTGCTTGGACCGCGAGGAGACGGTGATCCGACGGCGGGTGCCCTGCGGCGTGACCCCGGCATCGATGCGCGCGACCCACAGGCCGTCCTTGCGCTGGCTGACTGCACCACTGCCCTTGGGTCTGCGCTCTGCCATGGTCCCTCCGCTGGATCGTGTGCCCTATGGTGTGCCCTATCTCGGGCTATCCCGAGGGTACCCCTACGGTGCCGTCACCGCTTCCTAACGCGCTGCATTCGTGCTCAGATCGGCCGCCAGGTGCTCCGCTGGAACCCATCCTACGCCGCCTCCAACCTGACTTTGAATCAGGACAAGCGACGCAGGTTCGACTCCTGCCCGGGGAGCAAGTGAGCACGGCCAGCCCAGTTTGGGCGGGCCGTGCTGCTGTCTAGTGCGCCCTATGGTGTGCCCTAACCATGGCCGGGGGCATGACGAAACGCCCCCCGCCTGCCGAAGCAAGCGGGGGGCGTCCGTGTGGCGTGCGGGTCTAGCGGTAGTCCTCGCTGTCCGTCTCGCAGTCGAGCGGGTCGGCCATGGCGTCGAGCCGGTCCTGCGACAGGGGCTCGACACGGGCGTCCTTGGCCAGCACTTCGCCGCCGAGGGACGGGCCGTCGTCGCCCACCTGCGCGGACCCCACGGACGTCAGCACCGACACGACGGCGGCCATGGCTGCGACGGACAGACGCGCGCCCCAGTCAGTGGACAGCACGTCGGTGCCGTCAGCCACGAGCAGCGCGGCGAGGGACTGGGCGAACGTCTTGACGGCGCGCTCTGCTGCGGCACGCCAGAACGTGGGATCGGTGAGCATCATGCCTCCTTGAGGCGTAGGGCGCGGCGGTGCGCGAGGTTGGTTTCGACGGCCAGCCCAGCAGCGCCGCCGAGGAACGTGGCCACCGCGAGCACCGAGCCCGCCGTGACCCACGGGTGCCGGAGCGCGACCTGTGCCGCCCGGACGACGGTGCCCACGTCAGGCCACCTTCACGGCGGTCGCGCGCAGGGCTGCGAGGTCGGGCGTCCAGTTGCGGTCGATGCCGTCGAGCACGGCGTACTGGTGCAGCAGGATCGGCCACGAGTCGGGGTTGGTGCCGTCCTTGCTGGTGACGGTGGAGTGCTTGCCGGGAACGCCGGACCAGTCGGCCAGCCACAGGGGGTATGCCGTGAGCCGCTTCCACTGGTCGGCGGTGGCGGCCGTGCGCATGGCCTTGATCCACGACCAGTTGAGGTAGAGCAGGGGCGCCGCACCCGTCGCGGCCTTGACCGCGTCGAGCCAGGCGAGGGCGTAGGCGACGCGCGTGGCCCACGACTCGCCCGCCTCGGCGCGCTCCATGTCGAGCAGGGCGAGCTGGCCGGGCTTGAGTGCGGCCGTGGCGAGGAAGTGGGTGGCCTCCTTGGCGGGGTCCTGGTTGGGCCACGCGAAGTGGTAGGCACCGAGGAACTTGGCGCCGGACGCGGTGCGCTGGGTGGCGTAGTCGGGGCTGGTCCACGTCTCGCCCTCGGTGGCCTTCACGATGACGAACGCCACGTCGGCGTCGGCCGCCAGCGTGCGGACCTGTTCGAGGGTCTGATGCCCGGACACGTCGACGCCGGACGCGGGCCCGGTGCGCAGGGACTCGACCATGGCGACGATCGCATCCAGCCGGGTCTCCATCGCAGCCATGCGCTCAGGCAGCGCGTCGAGCTCAGTGACCGCGGTCCCCAACTCAGCCAG